CTAAAGACGGGCTCGCAATGACATCTTGGTGCAGGGAGACGATATAAGGGGTCAAGTCGAGGGGTTCGTCGGCGGGGCGAGGGGCTCGCCAGACTCCACTGGGCATAGACAGCCACCAGTAGGAAGTATCGGTGATCAGCCTCAAGCCAAAGGCTGAGCTTATGGGAAGGAAGAAGCGGGGCTCGACGATGGTGGCGTCGGACCAATATGTGTCCTTCACCAGGCGGGAAAAGAGGGGGCGGTTATAGGACGTAATGCCAGAGTAGCTTTCGACGGCCGTCAAGCACAGGGTTTCGTGGGAGGCGGGGGAAGGTGGGGAGTGACAGTCTGGGAAGGTAAAAGTGGTGTTCTGGTCGTCGTGGGCGGTGAGGAGCGGGTAGGGAGCGAGGAAGTTGTAGGCAGCACTCAATCGGGAGGCATACAGGGCGTACAGAACGGTGCCGCCGACGGTGTCGCTGGCGGCGAATATGATGGGGAACTCCCCCTCCCGGAAGGTAGCGCCGATTCCGTAGATGGTATCGAGGGCGTAATTATGGACGCTGGTGGTTGTGGACTGGGTGGTAGTGTCAAGGACAAGGGCGATGATTTGAACGGAGGTGGCAGCAAAGCAAACAACGATGTCGGTTGTTCCTTTCCAGCAAGCGGCCATAGAAAGCACGGCCGTGTGAGAGGAGAGCTGGGCGTTGTTCCAGGACTGGCCATAGTCGTGGGAGTAATACTTCCAGAGGACATTACCTGTGGTGCGATAAAAGATGTAAACCTTGGCGCCATAAGCAGCAATGGCACAAGGGCCGTCACAGTCCTCCGCTATTAGCGTCCATTGATCAAGGGCTGGCCAGTCGTTGAGAGGGATAGGGAAGGTGAGGGGAAAAGAGGACGGGACTCCGAATGGGCAGTCCTGCTTCTGATAGTAAAGGGCGTTACCACTGCCGGCTCTGACGCGGTGCATATCGCCCTGGCCGTCGAAGGCGATGCCGTGATGACTGTCGGGCTCACTGCCGGTATAAATCCTTGTCCAGGATAATCTCTTTATGCCGGCCTCGTAGTCATAGACTTTAGCTTCGACGTAGGGGAGGCGATGAGGCTTCTTCTGTGCAGCGAGCAAGGTGGAGCTGAGGGTCTTCATTTTATCCTATGATATAAGCGACGGAGCGACCGACTGCGCCGCCCGGCGGTGTGTATTCAATGTGTAGCTTAGGAGCGTAGGTCGCACTCCCGTCATAGGAGTACCCCAGTCTCTCACAATAACCAGCTTGTGTGCTTCTCCCCTCGAAGTCGTCGTGGAGGATAACCAGGGCATTACCACTTACCCAACCCGCCCGATTGATTATTTCCTGAATGACCGATGATATGTCTGGACCTTGATAATCCGTGTTCGCAGTCCAGGCAGGAATGTTATCCCAATGTACGTAAGCAGTTGTCCAAGCTCTGGCATCGAAATCCGCTAGAGTGCTAAACGTAATGGGATTGTCGGCTGCCTGTGCTCTGATTCTGCTGTTTACAGCAGTACCACTTCTATTTATGGAAGCACGAATCGTTAAATATGCCGCTGTAATGGTAGCACCCTGGGGAATTGCAACATTTAGAAATCTGAAGGCACTGCCATATCTTTTCCACTGTGGAGCATCATAGGCCAGATAGGTATTAGCATAAGCTGTGCTCCAATCATGGCTAAAATCGTCCTTTGAGCAGTCGTCGCTGCTGGCGGCGACCTGCAAATTTACTTCTGCCATTAGCTCTTCTCCGCTCTGATGCTTAAGGTGACCCTGGTTACTGTGGAGACGCTATCCACATTGAAGGCGAGGATATCGCCAGCGGCAACAGCGGTTGTCCAGGTGGTTAGAGTCAAGTCCTGGTTCTTTTGAGCTGAGGATAAGGTTGGCTTTTCTGAGCCAGCTATGGTATCAGCTACGGTGGGTGGGAAGTTAGCGTAGGTATCCTTCCAGACATCTATGACGATGCTGCCGGACTGGTCGGCTAAAAGAGTCCAGCCGGTGATGGTACAGGCGAAGGGTATCTCAAGGTGTCCCTTCTGGCCAGTGGTGATGGCGGAGCCTCCGCCGTCGATGATAAAGGTGAGGGCGATGACCTTAGAAGGAATGTCTGAGGTCTTGGCAACCGTGCCGGCACCGACCCCATGAACTCCTGTGGTCAATCCAGCATGGGTAGCAATATCGGCAGCCCAGTTCAGAATCGTCTTAGTCTCAGCCAGCGTTTTCTTGACAAAGGCACCTGCGCCTGAAGCTACTAGAAAGTCATTAGCAGCAGTGGCCAAGGCATGAGTGACATAATCAGTGGAAGCAGTGTAGGCTGCTGTTCCTAGCCCTAAGATAGTCTTGACTTCAGCCAGAGTCTTTTTAACAAAAGCTCCAGCGCCGGAAGCTACAAGGAAATCGCTAATAGCAGTGGCTAAAGAGTGCTTGATATATTGAGTGTGGTCGTCATCTCCAAGTCCATCCAGTGCCAGTCCGTGGTCTAATTTACCTGCCTGAGCACCTGTGGACTGATGCGTATGGTCAGCGGTCGCTAACCTGTAAATAGTATCAAAATAAGTCTTTAAGAAGGCCTTAATTTGAGTCCAGGTGGAGGTAACCAGGGCGTCGGCGCTCTCGCTATTTCGGTATAGCGCCTTGTCGGCGTCGATGGGAGGGTTCTTAGTACCCACTGCTCCTAACGCTACATCAGTTCCTTGTGTGTGCTTCTTGGCTATGGCATCCTGAGCGGCGGAGGATAGGTTGCTGTCGACTGCGATGTCGCCGACCTTGGCGATTGTGCCGGCACCGACGCCATGAACGCCGGTGGTGATGTCTTTGTGAGCGGGCGATAGGTCGGAGTGCGTGTGGGATACTTCGGCGAAGTCGGGGTCGTGATACTCGTTGCCGTGGACTGCCATGCCTCCACCACCCCCGCCAAGCCACACCCACGCCGAGGCGTTGTAGATATACCACTTGTGTTCGTCATCCCGATAAAAGAGCTGGCGCTCGACGGGAGAACCAGGGAAGCTGTTGCCATGGACGACTTCGTGGCTGTCCTCGCTCTCCCATTCCGTCTTGGTGAGCTCGGCTCCGACGTCTATGTGTTTAAGTCCTGATTTAGCCAAAGAACACCTCCTTCGGAGAAATCCTAAATCCTAAGCTCCAAATCCTAAACAAATTCCAAATTCTAATTTCAAAATTCAAAACCTAAAAAAAGAACATTTGAATGAGTTTGGCGATACCGAGCCAGGCGATGACGCCGAGGGCGCGGCCGAACACATAGTAATGGTGGTCGCCCCTCAAATCATTTAGCAGTTCCTCTAAGGGCTGATACCTGGCTGGCCAGGGGCAAAGGACTTCGCAAAAGCCTTCCACCAGGGCGTGCCACTCCTGATAGCAGTCCAGGAAGGTGCTGATGCTGGTTGTGATGCCTTTTAGAAATCCTCTATCTGAGTTCTTCATAGCCCCCTCCTATCCACAAAGCAGCATCAGGCTCCAGTCTTTAGGAACAGGAAATATCTGGTCTGTCTGCGGCTCGATGATCTTTACCTGGCCATCCTTATAGTAGCTGAGGACGGCATGGCCGCCTTCTGGTATGCTGACCCAGATAATAAAGATAGGCATGGCTGCTGCTTCTTTGTCGCAGTGAAGTATCCCCATTAGCCTGAAGGTAAAGTCATCGCAGTCATACCACTCAGTTTCATACTCCTCTTTATCTCCCTGATCAGCGTCCAGAATCATCTGGATAAGCTCTTCATCGGCTTCTTTATAGAAAGCATCGGCGAAGTTGAATACAGACCTGATGTCATAGAATAGCCTGAGTAGATTCTGTAGCCAGCCTTCACCGGCGATATGGAAAGCTTTCTGGTAAGCGGCTTTTATCTCAGAGGAGGGGATATCTCCCCTGACTGTCTTTCTTGTTAGCATTAGCCCTCCTTCTTCCTTTCTGCGATATGTGTGACCGTCCGCTCGGTGAACCACCAGGTAATGCAGGGGATGGCCAGGGCGAGGAACCACTGGGGCACGTCGATTCCCTCGATGACGACCTGAGCAATGACGGCGGCAAAGATAATGGTGACGGCCGGCCTGGCGACGGCTCGGAATAAATCAGCGAAAACCTCCACTAGAGTCGGGCTAGATTTGTTCTGTTGTTCTGCCATGTCTCCTCCTTGGATGCGGGGATGCCCTGAGAGGCTCAAGGGAGCCCCTGTTTGCCTTTTTGCAACTCTTTATACTCAAAGCCTTCGTTCCTTGGCAGTTTTTAGATCAGGGCACCCAGGGTGTCGGGGACGGACTTGCCGGCTGCCTCATAATGATTAGCCAGGTGGCGGGCGGCCTTGATGATGTCCTCGGCCGAGGCCTGGACTCTTTCCCCCCGGTAACCACCTCGACTCAGGCTGGCCACGGCTGCGGGCATGCGGTCCCAGTCCACGGTCTTCTCGATATCGAGCCGGCCTTTGCCAGCTCGCCCGATTTCTTTGGTGTGGTGGGGAAGCTTCCAGGTCTCAGGATCCTGGGGGTCGCCCACGATGGCGAAGGCTTCCTTTGGCAGTCCCTCTTTGGTTTTCTCCCTTTTAAGGGCGTCTGTTAGTTTACTCATGGTTTCCTCCTTTCTCAATCATCACTAATCATCACTTTGCATCAATCTGCATCACTTTGGCTCATTCATCCTGGGTATAAAGGGTTCTCCCTATTACTCGGTTTGCCCGGGCAATCTCTTTGAGCTTCTTGTCGTAGCGGTCAAGGCGTTCTTTACCCCAGGCCTTGTAGCTGATGGTGCCGTAGTGGCCAGCGATAGTAGCTCTGTCCACGGTATAAGCGGCTGCCGACATGGCCAGGTAACCGGTGGCGCCCAGGACAATGATCTCGTCATGCTCCACAGGGATGGTGGATTGAGCGCCCAGAGTGTGCTTCTTAAGCCACCTTACCCGGGCGTTGCTGCCGTCGCCTTCGTCCTCCATATAAATCTTGCCAGTCCAGCGCTCAAACCTCTGGAGATATTTCGGGCTCTTTCCGATGGGGAACTCGACGGATTCGACTCTCAGCAGTCCTGTAAGGGAGGAGAGGTCAACCTCGGTATCTCCGTCCACAGTGGCGATGTCGGTCTGCTGCTCGATGGGGGCGTGGATAGAATACTCCATAACAACCCTGTCAATGGCGCCGTCGACCTCGTCGTTCGTCCAGCGGTAGTTCTGGCTATCGGTATCCTGCAGGTCCTCACGGACCCGGGCTCTCATTTCGGTTAGGTTCATCTTTTAGCTCCCTTCTGAGAGGGAGGGGGCTCGACCTTCCCCCTCCCGCCTCAAAACGATAAAAAGGAGGTGAAAGAAATGAAGTCGGTTTACTGCGTGTTAGTCTCTCACCCCTGTCAGCATGCCTGACTTGACCACGGAAAAGAGGGCCAGTGATACATACCACTTGACCCTGGTGCGGGAGGCGTCCTTGGTCTCCAGGGACCCGAGGCGCTCGACCTGAATCATCTCGGGGCTGGTAAGGCCGCAGACGGCACCCTCGCCCATCTGGAAGGCGAAGATAGCCGAGCAGTCGGACGACGTGCCCACGGTGTAGTTATCCTTGACCCAGTCGGAGATGGCCACAGGGATGCCGTTGAAATACTCGACGACCTGGCCGAGCGCGCCCTCTCCGATAAGTAGATTGGTGCCTGAGGCCCTGGCCAGGGTAACGATCTTCCTGCGGGACCGGCGGCTCATTAAGAGCAAGTCGGGCTTGCCGCCTCTGACCAGGTCAATGAGCTTATCCAGGCTGGCCAGGGAAAGGGTAGCACCGTTGACTCCCGAGCCAAGGTGGCTGCCAAGTCGGCAAGTCCAGACGACGGTGCCGTCGGTAACGGTGGCTCCCTCGGTGGTAGGCCAGGTGGGCTGGGTGGTAGCATGGGAGGTGCCGGCAGTGGTGCACTCATACCGGAAGCCGTTCTCGAGTCCAGCCGTGGGGACTACGAAAACGCCTAAGGCGTAGGCGGTACCGGTTGCCCAGGCTGTGCCCTTCATAAGACTATAAAGGCCGGTGGGCTGGTCGCTGCTGCCGTCGGCGTTAAGGAAGGCGTTCTCGAACTCGTGCCTGAGAGCCTTGGCCTTCTGCTCAATGACGGCGGCCTCGAGGTCCTGGACGTTGCTCCGGGTAGCCTTAAGAAAGTTGTCCACGTCGGCGTCTCCGCCTAAGACACACAGGCTGGCCGAGCACTGCTCAAAAGCTGGCTCGGACTGAGTCCAGGTACCGGTGACCGGGGCGTACCAGCCGACGGTGGGGAGGGTCTTCTCCCGATTGTATTTCAGACTGTTGCCGACAATCTGAATGAAGGGCAGCTTTTCCAGGATGGGGCTGTCCTTGACTACTGTCTCGATGATTCCTTTAAGCAGGATATCGTTCGAGAGTTTACTGGCTTCTGCTAAAGATATTGTCATGTCTAGCTAGTTCCTCCTTTTTGTTGGATTCCAGCGGCGATTTTCTCCCTGGGGGATAATCCCTCAAGGGATATCTCACTTCTGGTGGGTGCTCCCGCCGGGACCTTAGCCTCTTTGGCCTGAGCTTCGAGGTTAGCCTTGACGGCATTGGCGATGGCCTTCGCCTTCTCCACAGAGGCGTCTATCTCCTCAATGGTCTGGCCAGAGATGAC